GTTCATAGTTAAATATAAAAGTGTTATTTTCTATCACTACACCGTTTCCTTGTACTTTCCAAGGTAGACCATATCCAGCACCAAACCCCTGATAATTCGGGTTGCCTATGTTCAATTTTGGAACACTAGAAAAATCATGATCGGCTATTAAATTTCGTTTTGGCATAACGGTTGTTTTTGTTCCCCATTCATCTTCAAAAAGGAAGTCTAACATTTTAACAGTAACACCGTTTTTATCGATGGTAATTTTATCACCATTAACGTTTATAACATTCGTATCAATACCCTTTGCAGTTAACCATTTCACCATTGTGTCTGCGTTAATATCTAGTTTTGCAGCATTGATTGTAATTTTCCCAGGGGACATATTGATGGCAGTGACAATGCCGTCCTTTAAAATCTGCGCTAAAATCCCTTCATCTAACACTTCTAACTTAGATTCTGTTTTCTTTACATAGGCATTATAAGTCTCATTTATAAACGTTTCTTGTTTTCCAGAGATAATTGAAACGCCTTTTTCAGTAGCACTAATACTTCTTTCTAATTCTGTAACTTTTTTATTGTAAGGTTCAGTTGCTATCTTATCGGCCAATTCTTCCATGATTTTATCTTTATCTACAATATCAACAGGGTTCTCCATAAACGAAGAAGGTTTATCACCAATTTGTAGCATGGGCTGTGCCATCCATAGACGCCCACTTTTACGAACCCAAAACAGCACTTTAACTTTTTTTGTGCCTTCGATTAATAGCCCTGCCACATGTGTACGAATCCATGTTCCTTGTGAAATAGTTATTTCTTGCAAGTAACTTTTAATCATTTTATTGTTTACATCGTAACATTGGAGCTCGATAGCAGCTCCGGCATCTATACTAGCTTTGTTATCTGTATAAAAGTAAGCAGAGAAAACATAATTCCATCCAGGACCAGCATTTATATAATCGTGTGATGCTCCTTTATACAAATTGCTCGCATTACCTGCAGTAATAACACTAAGTGAATTACATCCCTTATAAGTCACTTGTGTATCTCTTGCTGCGTTTGAAGTTAATTGCCAATATTTCGTGTCGTTCTTCCACAAGACATTGCGTAAAACCGTTTGGTTACCAATTCCACCAACGTAATCTTCAACATCTTTCATTTTTAATTGCAATTCCAATGCTTTACTATGTTGTTCTATCTTTGAAGTAGCCTCACTAAGCGTCTTCCCTTGCTGAGTTTGTATTTCTTGTACTTTACCGACGCTTTGTGAAATACTATCTGCGTTTTTCTCCACTGTTGTTACTCGTTTATCAAATCCCGTTTGATTTTGTTCAACCTTAGTTATATTTTCTTTTATACCATCCACACTTTTTTCAATTTCGGTTGTTCTCTTGGTGAATTCATCGGTTGTTACTTGATCTTCAGGCGCTGGTGTCCATCCAGTAGCTTTATTTCCTTTTTCAAGTTTAAAATTTTGAATAATGATTTTTGTTGTTTTAGCATCTATCCCCCAAAATTCCAGTCTCGCTTGTCCTGTGTTATTAAGCTGTTCTGTAATTTTTGTAGTGTACGTAACTCGTTGGAATTGGTCCGTAATTCCTGTGAATATTTGTCTAACGAATGTATATTTAGGTGAACCGTTTTCGCCATAAAACTGAACGCGACCTGCCGTTTTATCCGTTGTTATAATTTTTACATCGAAGCTAAATGTTACAGTTTCACCCGCTAATTCACTAAATATTTGATTTAAGTTATTCTTGAATACTCCATAAGCTGAACTTGAAGATATTTGCGTCGTTTCCCAATATTTCGTATCTGATATTAAATTACGTACTCCTATTTCTTGCTCATTGAAGTTCTTTTCTACACTTGTTAACTTCTCACTAATCTTTCCTGCTTGTTCTTTAATTTCAGTTGTTGTTTTCTTCAAGTCGTTTGTTGTTTGTTGCACATCAGAAATAGTCTTCTTTGTACCTTCTACAGTTTGTTCGACTGTATTTAATTTATTACTGATTTCAGTCTCTTTTTTTGTTAACGATTCAATAGAAGTTTTAAATCCATTAGAATCCTGTTCAACCTGGGTTACTTTTTTATCAATTTCCCCTTGTTTGTTCTCAATACTGGAAATCGTACGGCTCACACCTTGTAAGCTTTCCTTTACTTCGTTGAATTGTCCTGTCGCTTGATTTTGTGCTTCTTGAACCTTTTGATTTAGCTCCGTTTTAGCTGTTTCAATATCTTTCTTAACATCTTTAATACTTTGTTGCAATGGTCCTGTATCAGGGACGACAGGTTCCCACGCTGTGCCTGTCCATATTTTCAAAACACCAGGCTTACCATTACTAATATCACGCCATAGCGTTTTATTGAGTTTAAGACCAGTAGTAGGTGGATTAGCTCCCTCTATAATATCTACAAGGTTTTGATTCATATAATCTTTAGTCTTTTCTGCTATATCCTTTGCCGCTTTACTTTCTTTTTGAGCTTGTTCGGCTGTACCCTTCGCTTCTTCTGCTAACTTTTCTAGTTGTTCTAATAGTTCTTTATTGGCTTTATTACCTAAAGAAGCAAGCACTCTATTGTATAATTTTCGCATTTCTTCATTCGGATCGGTAATTTCACGGTAGTCACCAAATATATATTTATCTTGTGAAGGATCAGTAAATGATTCATCACCAGCGATTGCCCGTGCTTCTAGATACAGTTCAGGAGTAAAACCTGTATCTTTAATTCGGATTGTGTCACCTTCATTAATCAGCTCGTGAGCTAGTCCGAATACACGACCTATACTTTGTGCTTGAACATCGTAAGAAATAGAGGAATTTATCCGTTTGGCTAATTCTGTTTTCATAAGAGTCATTAAACGTTTCGGTGTTATATCGCCTTCTGTTTCTGGTGTATAAAAGCCAAATTTATGTTGACCACGTTCGTTCCATCGTTGGAAAGCATCACTGTTCACAAGATAAGGAATACCGTCATTTATGTCGGTGATTGTAATAAACCCTTCCCCTTCTTTTTTGGAGAAACCAAGCAATGCTGTACAAATGTTTTGTGAGTTCTCAACACGTTTAATTCCCACTAAATCTTTGCCAAGTGTTACTTCTTTCCCTGTTTCTTGACCGCGTTTCTTTACCATGTCCACATAGCGACTGACAATTTGAGAACCAACTACTTCAGCACGGTATTGGATTTCTAACTCGAACAAAGAAGCGATATCTTTTAAAAATTTCAGTGGATCTATGAATTCATCAATTGTCATTGTGTGGAAACCAGCGTATTCTGTTCTTCCTCTTTTCCACTTCGTACCTACAAGAGCCATATCAATAAACTCATTTACTGTTTTGCCTTCCACCTTCTGTGGAGTAATAATGCCAGCTTTCGCAAGTTGAATCCATTCACCAGATGCATAAGCAATGACTGATCTATCATTAGAATCCTTTTCGGTTTCAGTAATAACATACGGAACGATACGCCCGTCACGCACTTCTTTTAATACTAAATTTTGCTGCATGAGTGTAGCTGCATGTTCCGTATTATCAAACACTTTAAATTCTAATGTATCTATATTGTTCTTAATTTCCCAATGTCGTTTATCATCCCAATAATCTTTTGTTTGTATATTAGAAACGATTTGACTCGTTTTAAAATCAAAAACATGTAATGTTCCGCTTGGTGTTCTCATCTAAATCGCTCCCTATACGTTATTTGGGCTATTCCTACATCAGGAGGCATTACCTCAAGTTTGTTCGTTCCTTTTTGAATAACGGGATAATCGCTGAATATATCTTTTAAGCTTATAGCTTTTTTACCATTGATTGATACAAGGCTCCGCTCGGTATCGATAATTACTTTATCTCCAACATCAAAAATATAAGGTGGATTATCTTGGGTATTCATATTGACTTTCCAAATTTTTAAATCATCGATGCTCATGTCTGTACAAAACATGTTATCCGAAAATTGACTGATGCTAATTTGAACTTGTGCCACTTTGTCCATATTCATATTGTTTTCATCTTCCCACACGACAAAGCGCTCTGAATCATCCTTTTCGGTATTCCATAAAAACTTAGAAATATAAGCTTCCCACCTATTACCGGTGCGAGCTAACCATAATCGTCCGCGATATTGATTCCATGTAGTAGGATGGTCTCCTGGTTCATTTATAAGCACTCGCTCGCTGTTTGGTTTCTTTTTGTTACCAAGCTTAGCGAACCCTGTATTCTGTTCTGCTTGCCAATGAACATCATTCATAGAAATACGAGCCACATAGTCGCTATTTTCATCTAACAAACCTATTTCAACACGCCCCATTTGATCGGGGTGAGAGCTTCTTACCCCAACATACGCCTGCATAATAAAATCTTGTAGCGGGCCTTGTGGGATGTTCTTTTTAGCTATGCAACCATGCCATCCTTTTATATTTGTTTCACCTAAATAAACCGGAACTAGGCGTGAGCCTGCATCTACTTTAAAAGCCCCGCCCCCTACCATATCTTCTGCATTCGGAACATCCGTCCATCCTATAGTGGTAGACATTTCATCCCACATTACCCGCTGATTTCTTTCGACAGGTATCTGATTTACGCTAAGCGGCCATCCGATACGAAAATAATTGTCTCCATTCCATACATCAAGAAATGTGGAAGGATTCGTTACTTCAACTTCTATAATTGGATTGGATTCTACACTTCCTTTGTTTTGAACATTTGCTATTAACCCGCTTGCACCTTTTTGAAAATCTACTGTTTGAGTAGGCCCTAACTTATATGGCATTGGACAAATGAACTTAATTGTTCCTATTCCAAGTGTTACAAACTCATCTGGATCAAAGCTATCTTCCACAACTGCTAAATATGTTCTATTTGGTTCTACATCAAAAATAAGTTCTGCTGGTTGGCCTGTGATTAACCATTCTGCAATTTCTTCTTTCATAGTTTCCAAATCTGAACCCTCAGAAACTATAATTCCTACAGGAATAGATAAAACACGCATTTCTGTTTGGGTGTTTAATAGTCTTGCTCCTGTATATCCTGGGACACTTAGAAAATTCCTTTTCACCGGTGCCCACGCTGGTCTTTTCCATCCCTTTTCTATTTGAACAAAATCTTTGCGTATGTTGTTAAATGTAAAAGAACTCATACTGTCACCCCATTTCTTTATAAAATAAAAGAAACCCAAACCTAAAAGTCTGAGTTTCTTTTTGCTTCTCTATCTTGATACTCGGTTGTATAACGATACGTACCGCGTGCAACGTCTCTTCCTTCTAAACTAACAGGTACTTCCACAATTAAATCACCACCAAGCATTGGAATTACTCCACCACCTGATGAACCAAAAGAGTTATTAATGACTTGATTTGATACACTGTTTGTCATAGCTTGTCTGCTGTTTGACATATTCCCATACACACCACTCATAACCGTTTTTAATCCTGCTAATTGATTTGAAGAATTAGTCATCATACGGCTCATATCGCTCATTAGTTGATTTATTTCCCCCGGAATAGCAAATTGTTGTCGTGGCATGGCTGCTACGATTCCTGCGCCAATATCTCCGAGTGTCTTTTTATTCAATGGTAAAACCGCTTCTTTGCCGGCTTCTCCTGCACCTTGTAGATTGCCACCATTCATTCCAAAGATAGTCGGTTTAGTGAAGATACCACCTTTTGCACGCCAATCTATATTGAGGCCAGAAGGGAATGTAATATCTTTTCCTAAAATATTTTTTGTACTAGTTTGCAAACTAAAGTGTGGAAGAGGTGGCATTTCAGGTTTAGGGATTTTCAATTTCAGATTTTCAAAGAATCCCTTTATCTTACTGACAAACTCTTCTACTTTCCCAACCGCATCTCGTATTGGATCAATAATAAATCGTTTTGCTGCTTCAAATTTTTCTTGTGCTGCACTCTTTACGGAGTCGAATTTTTCTCTAGCTGAATTATATAAATCAGTAAATTTTTGCTTTGCCTGATTATAAGCGTCTGTTACTGGCTGAATTACATATTGCTTCACTAAATTCCAGGCTGAGAGTGTATACGATTTTATAGATTCCCAATTTCCTAATATCCAGTTAGCTAAATCTGAAAGCTTTTGTTTCGTTGTATTCCACAAGTCTTGAACAGGTTGAATTACATACTGTTTAACTAAATTCCAAGCCATAAGAGTATACGATTTAGCAAGTTCCCACTGTGAGCTTAACCAAGAAATCAAATCACTGAATTTTTCTTTTGTTGTACTCCAAGCTTCCTGGACTGGCTGAATAATATATTGCTTAAGTAATCCCCATGCAACTTGGGCCACGGCTTTTGCAATTTCCCATTGTGTACCAAGCCATGTAACTAATTCGCCAATTTGTTTACTCACCCAATTGTAAGCTTCTTGGATTGGTTGAATAATATACTGACTTATCGCTGCCCATGCAATTTGCACTCCTGCTTGGATTAATAACCAACCAGCCTCAAGAACCGTAGAAATCAATGAAATGATAGGGTCTAAGACCGTAAGTACAGTATTCCACGTTTCCTGCCAAGCTTGTACGAGTGCCCCCCACAATTCAGAAGCTGTTGTAACTAAAGATGACCACCAAGAAGAAGCCGTTTCAACAATTCCGGACCATAAACTACTAAAGAATTCACCTATCGGATCAAAGAAACTATGCATCATTTCAGTGAATGAAGCCCAAGCTCCAGAAAAGAATTCAACAATAGAATTCCAGGTATTACTACATATCTCGCCTATACCTGTCCATAAATCGCTAAAAAACTGACCTATCGGATCAAAGAATGAGTGCATTGTTTCTAAAAAAGAATTCCATGCTTCACTAGAGGATTGAACGATGCCATTCCAAAGTTCTATTAAATATTCTTTAATAGAATTCCACATATCAATAGTCCACTGTTTTATAGAATCCCAATTTTTATAAATAGCAACTCCTAGAGCCACTATAGCTGCGATAATAATAGGAACGATAGCAACAAGTCCTGCTGCTGCTAAAGCTCCAATCCCAAAGAAGCTCATGACTGTCATAACTATAGGAGCAAGCGCCATAATTGCACCTGAAATTACGCCAATAGCTATTGCAACAGCCGTTAATGTGGCTGCTAACTTTGGATTGTTTGAAACCCATTCAGCTATTTTGGAGATGACATCCGCTATGACACTAAGAACTGGCTGAAGCGCAACTTGTAAATCCTGCATCGCTTTTTGAAATTTAACTGCTGGATTTGCATCCATTTTCTTAATAGAATCATTCAGTTTATCTTGTTGCTTCCCAAAATCAACTGTTTTCTCTTTCGCACCTAGCAAAGTATTAATGATGTTTTGTCCTTGATCTTCGTACATTGTCATTTTGTTATCGTAAAGGCTTTTTATCCTCTACTTCTTGCACTTCATATTAATGCAAGCTCGGCATACGTTTTCACTTATAAAGAAGTGTCGCGGTCTCGTGGAGGGATTATATCTTTTCACCCTCTATGCTCTGCCCCTGACTATACTTTGTATAGCCTTCGGTTCAAATTAGGATTCGCACCCTCTTTGCTT